TGGTGTTTTGCCTCGCACCCCATAACCTGAAGCTTCATAAGTTGTGAAGAACTCAAAATTAAATGGTGAAGTTGCAACTGCGGGGACTACAAACATGCCCATGTAGAAGTTATTAACTCCAGAATACGTGGCTGCTGTTGGACTAGTTGCAAAGGTTCCAGAGTTCATGAACACTGTAATCTCTGGATTGGTACATGGTTTGTAATATAGCGTGTACCACTTATTTGGTTGGATGGTCTGTTTTACACACTCATTGTACCCGGAAAAATCATTGATGGAATAATTTTGTAATGAAGTGTGATTGGGTTCTTGTAACATATAAATAGTGCCGCCACAATTTAAATTAGTGCCAGCATATTGAATTCGTAAACCTGAGGATACTACTCTGACATTGTCACCATTATTCGCACCGATTGGTGCGAATTGAGCTGCTGAGTAATCACTGTTTGAGGTGAACATCGCGAGTCCTGTGGTTCCGGTGTGAAGTTCGATTGTTGAACCGACGTAGGTTGCACTTGAGGTGGCTAATTGTAATTGGTCATTAGTCACTGCTGTAAGTGGATCTGCTACAATCCATCCCACGCCTGCGCCTGCACCTGTTGCAGGTACAAAACTCCCTCGTATGAAAGTTCGAAACTTTCGTGTTTCTATTGATGGATAGGATGGCACACATGCCAGTGGTCCCGTGAAAGGATTAGCTAAAGCCATAGCATAATCGAGAGCGCAACCTGATACGCCTGGTAATCTAGGTAAGCGTCTTCTTGGAACTGGCCTAATTTTCGCAGGTGTGCGATTTGGTTTCTTGTTTTGTCTTCTAACTTGCTTCCTCTTTGGGGAAGGTTTACCCAAAGTCTTATCTAATCTTGCTGTTAAAGTTGCCATGATATTTGTACTCGTTGATTCAATCACAACAAATATCCCAACTGAGCTCAATAACGTTCGTGAATTCCGCGATCCACTTTCCAATCGTAATTATAAGTGTGCGGTGAAATAAAGTGCCGTGTGAATTTTAATTTCCAATTTCTCAACATATGTTCCATTTCAATTTGACGGGGTACACTAATGTTGAAAGCTTTCTCAAATGACAACCTGGTGATTATACTAATATTCGTTGGTTCAACTTCAGAGAGATCTCTAGTTTCGCGTCTAGCGCGTAAGTAGAGCGAACTCTGGAAGGAGAATTCTGGTGTTGGTCCAGGTGCATTACGAAGTAAGGCAAGAGCATATTCCTGTAGGATTGGGACACCTACATTCAGAGCTAATTCGCACATACCCACCGCCCGAAGTTGCACAGTTGG